TTAGTAAATAATTTTTCTATTTTTAAAAAAAAGTTATCAATAGCACCTAAGACCTTGTACATAAACTTGTCAAACATTTTATATACCTTGTAGTCTAGGGTCTGTAGATGTAATATTTTTCTCCGCTTTTGGTCTAGCGATAGAATCTTTGCTTCGTTTTCTTAATTGAGCAGTTGCAGATTTTTGTTTTCTGTGCTCATCTAATTGTTTTTTTAAATCCCATTTTAAATTCATAGTAATTACCCATATATATCTCCCCAATTTTCACCAGATTCATAATCAACCTTATTAGGGACTTCCAGCTTAACAGCATTTTCCATAATTTCAATAATTTTATCTGCATGTTCTTTTGATTCTACGGATAAATCTAATTCATCATGAATTTGAATATGAGCTACAATACCTTCTTTATATAAGTCTATCATAGCTTTTTTAGTCATATCTGCAGCGGATCCTTGAATTAATTTATTTAAAGCTTTGTAAGTATAAGCTCTTTTGATCCCTGGTCCGTGTTCCCTGAGTGCTTCTTCTTGAGGTAATGCTTTATGCATACCAAACATATTTGGCTCCCACAAATGAAACCTACATAATCTACCAAGTAAAGTTCTTATTTGACCTTGATCCTGCGCTCTATTAGATGCAGAATTCATTAGATGTTTAACAAAAGGTACTTTTGCATGGTACTGATTAAATAATTCATCTGCTTTTTCTTTAGTAACACCAAGTTCAGCTTGTAATTTAGTTTTACCCATACCATAAAACAAACCTAAGTTAATAGTTTTTGCTTGTGATCTAGGTATGTTAGCCATCTCTGCAACAGTTTGATGAAAGTCTGTATCAGAATTTTCATTATAAGCATCAACAACATCATATACTGATGGAAATTTATGAAGTGCTGCATAATGTACAACCAATCTTGGTTCTTGTTGTGAGTAATCAAAACAACCCCAGGTATGGTTCTCTTCTGGTAAAAATAAACTTCTTATCATAGGACCTAAATCTTTATTCCTTGCAGGAAGTTGTTGTAAGTTAGGATTAGAATAACTAAATCTTCCAGTTACAGTACCACCCTGGTCAGATCTAATTTGATTGATGTCTGCATGGATTCTACCTTTATGTCCATATCTTAAAATTGTATCAATAAATGTTGTATGAGCCTTGTTTATTTCTCTGGCTTTTGCTATCATCTGTACTACAGGATGTGGATGTTCCTGTAAAAAATTTTTAGTAAAGGATGGTGCTTGTGATTTCTCAGTTTTGGAATAATCTAAAGAAAGTTTGTCAAACACTTTGGCAATCGATCTTGCTGCCCATATTTGAGCATCTACTCCTGTTTCTTTTTTTACTTTGTGCAGTAATTCTTCTTCTTGTACAACTAATTGTTGTTTCAATATATGAGCTCGTTCGCTATCGACACGAACGCCTTTAAATCTCATATCAACCAAACAAGGAAATAAATCTGTTTCTAAATTAAATATAGATTCAATGTCTTGTAAAATAATTTCTGATTTAAATTTTTGCCATAACTCTAAAGTTAGTTCAGCATCTTTTTCTGCATAAGCTCCGACATACATTGGTGGTAATTTCCACATATCTGCTTTTGGATCTAGTCCTCTTGACTTTGCTTCTTCAGTTAAAGCAGTTTCATTTTTACCATGACCTAAATATTCCCATGACAATGCATTCAATGTATAAGCAAATCTATTCTCATCAATTAGTGATGCTGCAATCATAGTATCCACCACTAAACCATTGATTTTTATACCTAAATTACGTATCCAACATACGTCATACATTGCATTATGAAAAATTTTTACAGCTGGACAAGCCATAGTATCTGCAAACCATGCTAATACTTTTTTCCGATCCATGTTGCTCCCTGATCCGTGAGCAATAGGAAAATAAAATTTTCTACCTGCAACAGCTACTGCTATACCTACTACTTCACCTTCACCAATAACAGAACCTGAGCCCATCGTTTTTAAATTAGGATCTCTAGTTTCTAAGTCGACAGCAATCTCATCATAAGATCTTAAGTCAGGAAATTCTTCCGGTTCTATCCATTCTGTTTGTGCTGTAAATAGTGGTACTTTCATTACTTATCCTTTTTATGTTGTTTAGGTTTTTCTTTTTTCTTGTTAAATATTTCGTCAAAACGTTTTTTATATAAATCACTAGAAGGTCTTGATCGACCATCCCATTGTCTACCTTTTTCTTTTGCCATCGGTGTCTTTCATCTTTTTAATTTCTAATTCACAATAATGAATTATTTTTTCTAAATCTTGTATACCGTTTTTATTTTTATAACGACATACGTATTTAATAACATTTCCTTGAAAGAAACTCAAGTCGTTCTTAGAAATGAATTCATACGGCTGTATGTGAAAGTCTTTGTAGTGACTCCCGCCTATCTGTTTATCTTGTGGAAATAATTTTTCCATATCATCTTTGTGTGTCATATTTTTTTCTCCTTTTAATGTGGTAGTCGTTGGTTTAACAGGGTGTTAAGATAATTTGGGAATCGAAGGCCCCGAACCAACTTCGCCAGTTAAGGCCTGAAGCTACCACTCTCCATGGAAATTGTCCCTCTATCCCGTTCTGTTTAAAACTACAAAGAATAACCATAACGCTCTTTCTTTGGTTTTAATAAGTATAGGTTTTCTTTGGCACGAGTTGCGCCAACATACCAAACTCTGTGTTCTTCATCTGCTTTTTCAATACTACTTTCAACAGACTTTCTAATTTTTCTAGCATTATCTAATACTAAAATAACATTTTCACATTCACCACCTTTTGCTGCATGAATAGTGGATACTTCTATTCTTGGTGGTTGTGATAATTTATTTCCATTAGACAACATTGTTCTTATATAAAAACATTCATCTTGGTCAGCTCTTGTAAATAAGTTATACCAAAGTGCATCTTTACCATAACCAAAATCATCCATGTTATAATATTGTTTATTTTCTTTAAAATTAAAGAATGGATTGTCTGGTAAATATTCATGTATTTCTCTAGCATCTGCTAAATTTATTGTATTACCTTTACATAGTTCACTAAAATTTAATATAGCTTTATAAAGTCTTGTATTAAAACTTTTACCAAACCTATCTTTAAAATACATATTATTAGATTTTAATTGTTTAGATATTTCATCCGATCTATATGTGGTTCTAGTCAATATCAACCAGTTATCTTTAGTTAAATCTATATGCTCTATATTATAAATGAATTCTACATTTCCAGGAGAACCATCTTTAGCACGATATTCTTTTTCTTTTCTTGTATTTATTCTACTAACAATAACATTAGATAGATTTTGTATATTTTTTGGTACACGATTTGAATAAGGCAATACAACTTCTTCAGCCGGTTCATTTAAAAATCTTTTAACATCAGCTCCAGCCCAGGCAAAGATAGCTTGGTCATCGTCACCAGCTAAATAAATATCTTTTGATTTTTCTTTTAATACATCAAACATCTCCCATTGTATTGGAGATAAATCTTGAGCCTCATCTATAAATACTACATCAAACTCTTTACATTTTTCTTTTTCATCTACAAATTTAGTAATCATATCATTAAAATCATATAAAATATCACCTTTGAAATGATTATAATTTAAATAGATATGACCTAATGTTTCATAATCTACTTCGTCACTCCATTCATTTGTATTAAATTCTTCTTCAGGAGATATGTTTTTAACTCTAGCTTTATTAATTAATTTAAAATATTCACTATTAAAATTTAAATAACCTGAGTCATCACCAGTGTCTGTAACTCTTAAATTTAATTCTTTACCTAATTGCTCATAGTGTACGGGTTGCATAACTCTATCTTCACTCATACCTAAAGTATGAAATGCAAATGAATGTAGTGTTTGAAAATATCTTAAATCTTTTTTATCTATGTTTGGATTTCTTTCTAACATTCTGTCTTTAGCTTCATTAGCTGCTTTTCTAGTAAATGCAAAATAACCTATTCTATTTAGATCAGTACCTTTTTTAATATACTCATCTACTAAATTTAACAATGTAGTTGTTTTACCTGTACCTGGAGGACCAAATATTTTTTTAATCATTACATTATATCTTTTTGAGTTTGAGTATGAACTATTTCTGGTTCTGATTTTTCATCAGATAATAATTCTGGGAATTTATCTAAGGATAATTTAACAACACTTACCGGAGGATAAGATTCTTTATCTCCTTTTTTCTTTGGAAATCTTTTGCCGTGACCAAATTCAGCTGTAAATAATCTTGTCATATATTCTGCAGTTTTTCCTCTATCTTCTTTCCATTCTTTATTTTTTAAAGAATCAAAAAAACTTGCGTATATAAAATATGCATGTTGTTCTTCAATCAATACAGCACCTGTTTTAAATGCTGCATAAGTTCCAGCTTTTGGTCCATGTAAATATTTAGATAAATATTCTTCTAACAGTTCATCTGGAGTTGTACCTTTTGGTGGAGGTGTTGTTAATTTTGGTGGAAATAAATTATCAAGTATATCTTGAAATTCATTTTGTTTTATTTTTGGTGGAATCATATCTGCTGCTGCACCAATGATTGCTCTGATATTATCTAATTCAATTATTTGTTTTATATTTTTTGCTCTAACTTCTTTTGTAGTTTGTCCATCTGATAGGGTTACATTAAATGTATATTGTGGTTCTGGGTAAGTTATCTTTTGTAATCCTGATAATGCTGGGAATACTCTTTTCTTATCTGATAAATAACCAAAAGCTCTTTTTCTACACTCTGCTTTCATACATACTGGTTGTATTGGATCTTCAGTACAAGTATGTCCTTTAGTTTCTCTTACCCAAGATTTTAATTTCTTTTTAGTTTTTTCTTCTGTCCAATCTATTACACCATTAGCACCTGGTTCAAAATATTTCCCTGGAGCTGCAATAACCATTTTTTCCCAATCATCTGGATATTTCTTTTTAGCAAACACCATATAATTGTATAAAAACCTATCTCTACCATCTCTTAATTTATCTTTTGTTAGTATTGCAAGACATGGTGGTCCATCACTAAACTCTTCGCCACCACCATTTAATATTTTTCTAGTATGCTCTATGTTAAATTCTTCTAAATCATCTGCACTGTATGTATTGGATTCTATAACTTGTATAAATTGATCGAATGTAAATGTGGTACCGTCTAAATTAAATCCAACTCTTTCTGTTTTGTTATAGTAAGGTAAATTAATATACTGACCCATGTTCCATTTACCTTCTGCATCTTTACCTAATTCAGTTTGTTTAGGATATATTTCAATATTAGTTGGAAGTTTTAATGTAAATAATAAACCTTCTAAAAAATTTCTTATTGCAACTGCTCTAATAGGTTCTTTAACAAATAAATATAAATGCATACCACCAGATTTAGATTTAACTGGAACCAATGGTAAATTATGTTCTGCAATAATTTCTAAATATTTTTTATATGGGAAGTTTGAATAGCTATGTTGTTTATCATCAATATCAATAGCACCAAATTTAGCCATACCTCTATCATCGCAAGGTTGAATACCTATTGATTGTTTACCTTGTAAATGATCTAAATAATCTTGATCTTTAATATCATGGTGAGCCCAACCATAAACTGGTTTTGCTTTACCTGTACTAGGATCGATTGATAATTTTGTTAGATCCGCAGTACCAAACGCTCTTTGTAATCCTGTAAATGCTTCTATAAATCTTTTTTCTTTATTCATAATTTCCAATTATAAATGTGGGCGATTGCTCGCCCACAATATTACTATGAGGTAATTTAGTAATGAGAAACTTCGGATTGAGTATTTTCTGAACTCTCACCGTGTTTAACCTTAACATCACCTTTGGATACACCTTCGGCAAAAGCTTTAGCTTGTTGGTATATTCCAGCATCTTCTACTGGTCCAACTTTACTAACTTCCCATCCAAACCAAGTACCTTTGTCATTAGACATTTGAGTAGTTCTTAATTTGTAGGTATGACTAAAGAAAGCTGGAGTAAACATTCCATTCTTTCCTTTCATCTTTATGCTTGCCATCATACTATTCCATTTTCTACTAATCTTTAATTGTGTTGATTTCATGGCAATTAAAGCTGTAGATGGACTTTTACCCAAGACAATTACAAAGTGACTTGCAGTCTTTTCAACATAGTTACCATTTGGTAATCTATCTTTATAAGATGCATCTCTTTTTACTTGAGTTAGTATATCACTAGATGATGGGTGAATAGCTACTGGAGCACCAGAACCTTCGCCTCTATCTTGCCATTCAATATATTCTAATTTGTAATGACAAGGAATAACATCGATTCCTTTTTCTCCATCAAACAACTCTCCTGTTACAGAGTTGTAAATCATTCCAGGTTCTGCACCTTGAACATATTTACCATCTCTTTTATTTACTTCTGGAGATAGTTGACCTAGTATTTTTAAGAATGGTAATGCTAAATCTTCTTGAGTTAGATTCTCCACTCCTTGGTTTGCATCTGCTTCAAACATATTTACAGATAACGCACCTGCATTAACTTTTTCAGTTACTGCACTATTGTTCCTTGGTTCTTGTTTCTTTATTACTTGTTCTTGTGACATAGTTATTACTCCTTTATGCACGTGTTATTTTAGTTCTGTTTCCTGCGAACACATTAAATAGGTCAGAGGGCATATCTTTCCCAGACTCGATACGCTCTCTAACCAAAGCCTTAAGTGTCATAGGTTCAACCTTTAACTTCTGGG